GTCGACCAACGCTCCGCCGGCTGCCCCGATCCTGGGTTCGAGCAGCTTCTTGATCAGCGGCAACCCGAGATCGGTGGCGACGCCGAGAATGATGCCTGCCAGCGCGCTCATAATCGGCCTCCCTTGCGAAGCGTTCCCGATCCCTTGAGCGCAATCCCCAGTTCATCCCGGTAACGCCAGGCAAGCCAGGTGCCGCCGATGACCAGGACAGCGATGCTTCCATACAGGATCCAGTCACCGTAACCGGTGGCGGCCGCCGCCTGATCGGCAACGCCGGTGGCAGCTCCCGCCGATGCGCCTGTCGTGGTCTTGACGGATTTGGCTTTGAAGTCGATCACGCGCTGCAGCTGATCGAGCGTGCCGCGTCCGAGAACGCTGTCATTGTCGAGCTGCGGGTGCGCACGTTGGAAGCGAAGCGTTGCGGATGCGATCAACTCCTTGTCGGAGCGGGCCGACGCGGCAAGGTAGCCGAGCTTGATCAGCCATTCGACGCCCTGCTTGAAATCGTCGTCGCCCAGCCGCCATGCGGGCATGACAGCCGCAATCTCCTTTGGCGCAGATGTCCGGGGCGCTTTCACCCAGGCAGGCCACCGGTTGAACTCCATGATCGTTGATGTTTCGGCGCGGCGGCGGACAAGGCCGGGAAGCCGGCGGCCGTTGGCCGTCAATGCCGTCACCTTCAAGCGCCGCGCCGCATCCCTGATGTCGTTGCGGATAAGAGCTGCAAACCATGTCCATTTGGCAGCGCCCAGCCCGCAATTGAACAGCATGTCTATCGCTGCGGCCTTGGCATGGGGCGTTGCGTGGGGTGCGCGTTTCATGACCGGCACCGCATACTCGGCGTCGATCAATGCTTTGAGCAAAAAGAACGCGTCGGCTTCCGCGATCGTGTCGCCAAGCTTGAGCTTCCAGCCCTTGTTGATGAGCCACCAGTCGCGGAAAACCTTCGATCCCCAGGTGAAACCGAAGCCTATGGTGATGACGCCGGCCGGGCAACGATAGGCGCGCAGCACCTTGCCTTCATGCTGTCCGGTAAAGGGGATGAGACGCGGGTCGTAATCCATCAATGGCATCGCAAGCTCCGGATGAGGTGTGAAACTCCCGGAACTCTAGACCGCTCGCTTGTGTGATCGGTGGTGACACCGTGTCCCCACCTATCGGAAGAGGTCGGCCTGGCGGCTGTCACGTTCTGATTGGGGCGCGTCGTTCTCGTCGGTCCGCTTTGCATTGCGGCGCTGAACTGTACGACGTGTGGTGCCCAAGGCTTGAGCAACTTCGTTCGCGCTTTTGCCGTTGTCAAGAAGCTCGTAGGTGCGGCGGTACCGATTTGCATTCATGGTCGGACCAAAGGGGACATCCAGATGGATACGGTTTCCGTCCGTCAAATAGGCACTGAGTTCATCCGCCTTCTCGCGGCCGAGCAGAGCTATGAGCCAGTGGCCATCTCGAACAGTACCTGGAATAGCGACCCGCTGCCCGCCCTTGGCCTGGGCAAGTTTCAATGCGGCATCCAGACCGATGATGTCGGCGATCTCCTGCAGCAAAGGGGGAAGCGAGAGGCTCAAGATCCAGAAGCCTCCCACCTGATGATGACGCCATGAAATGTCGTTCCGGGATTTTCGGCAGCCCAAAAGCGGCTCATGGTTTCCCGCGCGGTATCGCCGATCATTTTGTCGGGCGCGATGCCGCGCAGGCGCTCAGGGTCGAAGCCATCCAAAGCCGCAAATGCCTCAATCTCGTCCCGGTTCAATGGGCGGCCATCGATCTCGATATAGGCAAGGCCCGGCTCAATCAGGTCGGACGACATGATCAGGATCGGCAGCACGGCGACACAGACCGGGTCCGGCATGATCTTCTTGCATGACCGCGTCCGCATGCCGGTGAACAGCTGCACCGGCTCGCCGACATGGGCATGCCTGCGCCGATGGCCCCTGATCGTGTGGCGCTTGCTGCCGTCTTCGATCTGTGGCGCGAAATAGGTCTTGAAGCTGTAGGCGACCATCACGCACCGCCTTTCTGTGCGGCGCGGCTCCGTACCTCCACCAAAGCCTGCGCGTCGCGGATCAGAATGCCGAGCCCGTTCATGGCGTCGATCCAGGAGCTGTCCGTCATCAGGCCGGGTAGTACAAAACCATTGCCCAGAAGCCAGCTTTGAAGGTTGCCACCCAGGCCGCCGACTGGAAGCACTCCGGACTTTACGAGCTTCGCATGTTGCGCCCTGGCGATCCGGTAGCCGTTGGCCTGTGTCCAGTCCGGCAGGAACCGGTCTTTCGACCAGTCGACGCCGCCGTCGCGCTCCAGCCAGCCCTTCAGCGCCTCGATCGCGCGAGCGCCATCCTCGGCGAAGCGCAGGAACCTGGTGTGATCGATGCCGGTCTGGCGCTTGACGAAGGCGATGAGCGCCGCGTCATCCTTGTTGCGGATCAGACCGAGATTGTAGCCGGCGATCCAGAGCGCCTGCAGCTTCGGAGCATACTTGCCCTCTAGGCCTTTTCGAGATCCCTTTGAAAGCGGCTTGAAGCCCTGTTGTTTCAGGACATCGAGGACGCGGCCGCGCTCTCCGTCGCTCATGTCCTTCGAGGATCGCTTCCCGGTTTCGCGCTCCAAGAGATCGCGCCAGGTGTCGTCATCGAGGCCGAGCTGTTTCTTGGCGATGTGCAGTTTGGCCAATGCGGTCATGTCCTCGTCTCCAGTTTCAGCGCCTTGGTGGTCAGCTGCCGCAATTCGGCTTGCAGCTCGATCCGTCGCCAGGCGTGAGGTTTGAGTTTTACGATGCGCTGGGCGAGTTCCCGGCGCCTGTCCTCGATGTCGCGTGCAGCCCGCCACCGAAACAGATCAACCGGTTCGGGTGTGGCGGGCCGGGGCATGTCAGAGCCTCCGAGCCGAAGGTTGCGCATCGGACGCGAGGACCATGTAGGGCATGGACTTCGGGAACGCCCATTCGCTCCAGCGATAGAAGGCTTCGACGGCCTCGAGCTCGTTCTCGACCTCCGGGACACCCGGTACCAGCAGGGTCTTGCCGTCATACGAATGGCGGGCTTTTCCAGAGACCATGGCCTTGAACTCGTCGTGATCCTCCGGGCCATCTTCGCCAGAGATTGCAAAGACCATGCATCCTCCCGGAAGCTTCGGAAGAGGAGCGAATTCAATATCGCCGCTCTTCCAGCAATAGGCTGCGATCCGCTCACCCATCACGCACCTGCCTTCGCCAGATCGATGGTCACCGCCGACCACGGGTCGGTGATCTTCTGCCGCTCATGAAACCGGACATACATTTTCGATCCGGTCACCCGCATGGCGTCTCGGATCGCCTCCATGGCCTTCAGCCAGCGTGCGTCTTCGATCTGCAGCCTGAGCAGCATGAAGATCTCCGAACGATTGATCTGGCCTTCCTTGTCGGTGTTGAACGCGCGGGTCACGATCGCGCGGATCTCCGGACCGCTGTCGGCAGCCCACTCATTGAGACATTCATCGACCAGGGTCTTGGCGACCTGCAACTGCGGCCCGAAATCGACAAAGTCAGCGACGGAAACCGAGACCTTCTCCAGTCCGTCGAAGGTCTGATAGGTGCGGTTTCCCTTCTTGCCGCCCTTCTTCACGCCGTACTCCTGGTCGAGCAGCGCATCGAACTCACCCAGATCCGTCATGGTATGGCCGCGAAACCGGCCGATCTGGGCGGAGAGGTCCCTGGCAAATCTCATGATCTTGCGCACCGTCTCGTCTTCGAGCTTGTCGGCCGGCTTGATCATTTCCAGTGGCGTCCACCGGCCTTGGGCGTCGGCCATGCAGGGCTGGCCATTGACGTAGGTGATACCCTCTTCAGGGCGGTCTTCAGGAATGACTGTTTCCATTTCAATGTCCTCTCATGATTGATCGATAGTCCCGAAAAGCCTTGCGCAATTCGGCGATGGCCTCGTCCTGTTTTTCGCGCGCATAACGTTCGCCGGGGCTGAACTGAACCTCTTCAAGTTTCATGCTGGAGGTGACCAGCTTGGCGACCGCCGCAACCAGGTCGTGCGACGGCAGGCGCGGCGGAAGCTTCATCTGCTGAACCCTTTGAATGCGCGCTTTTTCGTCTTCGATTTGCGCCCATTGGTCGGCCAGCTCTTGCCCGACTTCTTGCGTGACCGCCGCCCGCACTGTGTGATGCAACCTTTCCATCACTTCCTCGGTGACGACGCGCGCCATCCTGTCGATATCAAGCGTGGTCCGGTCGTGAGCGCTCATGCCGCACTCCCTCCGCCTGTCGGGTGCCGGGGGGCACGCATTTGCGGTCCAGGAAACGAAACGACATTGCCAGCCTCGGCAACGACGCTTTCCCGCCGCGCGGCTTCGTTCCACCGATGCCGCGACAGCTCGTTCTCCTGAGATCGCGCGATGGCGACCAACTCGTCGAAGCGTGAGATCAGGCCGATGATCTCGTCAGACGAGAACGACTTGCCGCCATGAACATGGCCCTTGAGGGCGTCACGGGTTGCCTTGAGGTGGTCGGAAAGAAATTCAGGCATCGTCCGATCCTCCCGCAAGCCTGCTGTTCGGGCATCCGGCCCGGCACGCCTGGTACATTGCCACCGCGTTGCTGCTCGCCGTCGAAAACGGTCGTCTCTGCCAGGTCTGGCAGACATTGCGGCTCATCTCGCCGAGCCTCGGGCAGGTCACCGTCTCCGCCATCAGCACACCGCGAACCACTTGCTCGAAGCGGTCCATGTCGCCGAGATAGGTGTTGGAGAGCACCTGGCTGATGGTCGATCCGGCGTAGCTGAGCCGGCGACCCACCGCCGTTTGGCTTTCCATGTTGCAGGCTTCCGCCAACACCAGAACCCATTCGGGCGGAGCGCCCCAGGCCATCAGCGCCCTGGCAACGTTGTCGTTCTTTTGTTTGGACACGGCGCTCATGACGGCTCCTCTTCGGCAAAGGTTTCGCCAACGAGGGATTGGCGGTTCGGATCGAAGACCATGTGGCTTCGCAGAACCTTCGGTGCTTCGGGACCGGTGTTCATGTCGGGCAACAGCGCCCAGAGAGCGAGCTTCTGCGGTCCGCCTTTCTGCCGAAGCGCAAGATAGCCTGCGCCAGCGAGGCGCTTGATGTAGCTCTTGGCGCTGGCCTTGCTGATCCGCATCTCGTCGGTGGAGCCCCAGTTGACCAGGTCATCGGCGGTAAAGCCCGCCCGGCACACCGGAGAGCGCATCGTGTTCCACATCGCTTGATTGCAGCCGACATGGTCGATCACGCTGCCATCGCGTCTGACGCGCGGCGTGGCCGACTGCATCCGAACAACGCGAAACGAGGCGGGCTTTCCGCCGGCGTCCACAATGAACCCGGCAAGTTTCAGGCGCTTGAGAAAGTCCCGGATGTCGGCGGGCCTGGTATTTGAGCGCCACTCGATATCGCGTGTTGTAAACGCCTCGTTGCGGGTGGCGAACTCCATGACGACGGACCAGTAATGGTCCCATCCGCGCAGCACCGGGTGAGTTTCCTTGATCGCTAATCTGAGAATGGCGGGCATCATGCAGCCTCCCGCCGTGAAGGCAACTTGCCTTCGGAGAAGCGGCCTTCATAGGTTTGAAGGCCGATGTCTGTCAGCCCGCGCAACGCCGCAAAGTTGGCGATCGCGTGAAGGCTGTTGCCGATGCGGCGCACCCGTCCATCCGCCTTGATGCGGGCCTGATCGAGCAATTCGTCAGACATTGTGATCGCCGGGTAGAAGGTCCCCGCCAACGTTCTCGTATCGTCGAGGTCGCAGGGTTGTGCATAGCCCATCACCAGCACGAGGTCGCGAAACCGGTCCACACCTTCGAGCTTCCTTGGAAACAGCTCTTCGCCGATCAGCAACACGGGCGCATTGCTTTTCTTGGCGATCATCCGCACGAGCTCGATCATCCGCTTGTCAACCAGCTTGTCGGCCTCGTCGATGATGAGCGGTCGCCTCGGGTCGCGGGCCAGCGTGCCGATGATCTCGTCCTCCATATCCGACAGCGTGCCGCGCGGCTGATACTGACCGAGTTCCGTCAGGATCGCGCTCATCAGCTTCTTGCGTGTCCAGGTGTCCGACACCTCGACATAGGCCGCACCCGTCTTGTTCTGGGAATAGAGCGCCGCAACCGATTTCCCGTAGCCGGAGAAGCCTGCAAATACTCCGAGATTAGGTTGCAGCGGGTGGCGGTCCTGCAGCGAGCGTACAAGCCCCAGGCACGCGGCCACGTTCTTGATCGGAGCGGTGTCGCCGCCTTGTCCATTGACAATTCCATTTGATTTGGTCATTTCTTCCTCTGCTCTTGACTATGGCCTCTTGGCAGAGAGGCCGTTTGTTCGGTCGAAAACACGCTCACTCAGAACACCTTGAGCGTGTTTTCGAGCCCGAAATCCTTCATCCAATCTTTCATGGACTGATATTCTCCGGTTGCCTGGAAACGGGTAAGCTTACCTGCCGTCGCATCGTCCAGCTCGTCACCTGCAGCAATCCGCTCTTCCATTTTGAGCGCCCACTTGAACATGCGGGCGGTGGCAGTCAGCATCGCGTCCGGGTCGATCGGGATGACCTTCGAAGTGCCTTTGAATTCGTGTTCACGCTTGATCGCTTCGTGCAGTTCGGCAGCACGCTCGTTGAGCGGCGCGGTCTCCCTGCGGTGCTGCGGCTCGGTCACGGCGTCCAGTGCTGCGGCTATCTCCGGTGTCGAGTGTTCCTCGGTGCGCTTGGGCAGCGCCACCACGTTCGGCAGATCGCGGGTGGCGACCTCCAGCGTCCGCTCGATCAGCGACGGCCCCTTTAGGAGTTTGGAAACTTCGCGCTTGATCGGATCAGTACGTTCCTTGATCAGTTCGGCATTGAGTTGCTTGCGGGCCTTCTCGAATGTTTCCGGATGAATGCCGCGCAGCTCCGGACAAGTGGCAGTTCCAAGATACTCGTCCCGGTCGATCGAGAAGACATGCGCCAGCCCCTTGTCGTTGGGGTCCATCCGCACGAACACGTCCATGCCCGGCATCAACCAGCCTTCGCGATAGTGGTTGCCGTCGATTCGGATGCCGAACTTCGTGACGCGGCGGGTGCCGTTGCCGCCAACAGCGGGCATCAGAAGCACATCTAGCGCGCGTTCATCGACTGTCCGCATGGTGTGTGCCGAGGCGGCAGCAGCCTGAAACGGCGAGCGGCCTTCCAGCCCGGTGTGCGGTTGATGATCATAGACCTTCGCGCACCATTCATCCGACAGCACCTGCAACTCCGCTCCCGAGAGCGAAACGTCAAAGGCTTCCGCCGTGTCCTGACCAAGCCGGGCTGCAAAACTCTTGCGGTCCTCGATTGCCTTCCTGTCACTCACGCTGTGCCCGACATAGCCCTGCACAAGCGCCACGAACTGATGCTGATACGTCTTGATGGCCCGTTCGACGTGACCCTTCTGGGCAGGGCTGTAGGCGTCAGACAAATCGGCCTCGATACCGAGCGCCGTGAACAGACGGTCGGTCTCACGCGCGGTAAAGTCCGAGCCGTTGTCGGTCTTGATCGTGTCGGGAACCCCCCAGGCGAGGATGGCCTTCCGGATCAGCAGGCCTACCGCAGAAGCCCGCGGTGTCTTCGAGATGTAGGGCATGAACCGCCGCGTCGCGATGTCGACGCACACATAGACCGAATGGCGGCCATCGGTGCAGAGGGCATCCACCGGCGAGGCGTCGATCTGCCAGAGCGCATTGGGCACGGTAATGTGTTTGAGGGTTCCGGTACCGGACGGCAGCATCGTCGAGCGGAACCGGTCGGGATTGGTGAGCTTCAGAAGCTCAACCTGATGGTCTTGCTTCAGGCCCTTCAGGAAATGCTGGAAGGTTCTCACCGGAGGCATGGCCAGCGATATGTCACCCGCCTTGGCTGGCGCAGTCAGCCGGTCGCCGAACTCGGACCGGCAAAGCGTCAGCACCTGTTTGGCCGACAGGTGCGGCTGGTGTGCGATCAGTCCGAGAATGAAGGATTTCACCGCACCTCCATTTGCAGTTTCAAGCGCCCCGCTGCCCTTGCGGCCTTTCGACCGGTCGACGGCGAGCTTGTTGGCGTTCTTCTTCGCCGTCGAGCGCCACCGCATGATCGAGCGGGGCGAGATCGAGGGGATGACATCGCGGATCCAGCTTGCCACCTGCAGGGAGCGGTTATTGTACTTCATCGAAAAAAGGTGAAGCGCCGTCGTCGGTGCCCTGCCATTGGCACGGAAGCCGCGCAGGAAGTCGTCATAAGCCGCAAGGATCGCAAGCCGCGCGTCTCGCTCAATCTGCGCCTTCGCGGGAATGCATCCGCCCGCCAGTTCCACGTTCTTCGGAGTTGACGGCCCGTCGCCGCCGATCAGCTTGTGCCGCTGTATGTAGGCGATCTGCGCTGCTACCGGCAGGATCAAATAGCGGTATTCCATGCCGCCGCCACGTCCCTGTCGTGGTCTCGCATAGGGGTGGTCGTTCCATCCGAGGCGCTCTGCTGCTCCCAGGACCCCTACCTTTGTGGCAGGCATATCCGGCAACCGTTCCTCGGCGATTTCGCGTGCTGTCAGCCACTCCTTCATGACGGAGCTCCTTGGCCGATTGGGGCAATGCGATAAACTCTGACGTTCTCCAATCCGCCGCCGCCTTTGGCTTCAATCGTATAACCGAACGCCACCAGCTCCTTTCGCAGCTGGTGGACGCGGACTGCGATAATATGAAGGTACTGCGGCCCGCCATCGACGCGATGCCCATATAGTCTTGTGAACAGGGCGTCGCGGCTCATCCATCGGCCCTTGGAGAGCGCATCAATCAAATCGCGCCGGACACCGTTGAACCGCGCTGCGACCTCCTCGATCGGAAATGGAACGAGGGTCTCCTGTCCGCAGCATGGGCATTGGAAATGAGAGGCGTTCATCCATCCCTCCTGTCGAAGGTGACTTGAGAGACGGATATCTTGGCGCTCGCCCTGCGACGTTCACCTCGGCGGCAGAGAAAATCAGCCTTTTCAAACCTGATGGTGACAGCGCCCGACCTGGTGTGAAGCTTGGTCACCTGACCATCGTGTTCGAAACCGCCATAGTCGAACAGCACGTGGTCGAAGAGATCGACAGCATAGTCGTCGCAATAGCGCAATTCAGCTGTCATCACGCCACCGCCTTTTTCGCAGCGATCATCGTGCGGATGTCGTTTTCGTGTTCCTTCAGAAACATCAGGCTGGCGCGCACCGCCTGGATGCGGCTCATCAACAGCTCGGCCTCGGCCTTTCGCATTTTGCCTCGGCGGATTTGCTCCGGATAAACCCGCTGCCGCATCGATATTTCGCGGTCGATCTCCGAGATCTGTCCAATCAGTGAAACCTTCATCGCCTTGCCCTCACGCGTGCTTCCAGCGCCTGCCGTTTGGAAACGACATCGCGTTCATGTTCTTCAATCAGATGGAGTTCGATCAGGTCGCTGTACCGCTCGGGTACAGCGACCAAACCGAAGCCGGAAACGACCAGGCTGACCAGGTCGTGTGCGCCGGTTGCGTCAATCAAAGCCACGAAGGCGTCGAGCGTGATCCGGTTGCTGTCTGCCGCCTCCGACGCCCACTTGTTGAGCATGTCCTCGGAGATAGGCCGCCCCAGATAGTCACTCATGGCCTGGGCAATCTGGCTGCGCTTGATGTCCCGTCCTTTGGCTTCTTTCAGCGCCTGCGAGATCGCCCGTGCAATCCGGTTGTCGAGCGCGCCGCGACCGGTCACATCTTCACTGTAACCGACAGCCACCTTCGGCGGCTGCCAGTCGAAAAGGTCCGAAGTAAGGGTGTCGCGGCGCTTGCTCATCAGGCGGCTTCCTTCAGAGCGATGATCTCTTCGATCAGATCCCAATTCTCGGTGATGAACCGGCGCTTGGCCGCATCAGGCAGCTTCGCGAACTGGTCAGATACCCGCGCCCAGGGCTCCGGCTTTGATGTCGGGGGAACCCTGTCGAGGATGGCGATCGCGCCTGACACATCGTGGGCTGCAGGTGGCTCGGACAACAGAAGCCCGGCGATCGCCGACTGACGCTCGTCTGTCTGTGTGCAAAGCGCCAGCAACTCGGACTGGTTATTGGCAATCCTGTGCAGCGAAAGCCGGATCCGAACCTCGTCGTTGATACGGGAGATCCGCAGGCTGCGCTTGATTGCATCCTTGTTCATCCCGAGCGCTATTTGGGCCGCTTCGGAGAAGCTGGAAGCAAACAGTTCCGCCTGGGCCTCTAGCACCTCATCCGAATTAGGGGCAGATTTGCCCCTAATTGGTTTCTTGCCCGGTTTGATTGCGCCTGCCGCCTGCTCGTAGGCTTCCCGCCACCGCGCAACGTCCCGCGCTTTATCGAGGACGCTGAGGCCGCGCGTCATGAAGTTCGCCGCGATTTCTCTCAGCGTCGCCTCGGTGTCGGTCGCCACCTCGGCCGCCGTCTTGATCTTGGCGGTGACATGAAGCTCGCCGCGCTGGGCGCAAGCATTGAGCCTGTGCAATCCGTCGATCAACCGGAAGCGGTCTCCGGCCTCGACCACCTCGATCGGGTTGATTTGACCGTTGCGGACCATGTCGGCCGCAATCGTCTCGATCCATTTCGGATCGGCGACACGCCGGCCTTGGGTGATGTCGATAAGTTCGATTTCGATATCTTCAATACGCATTGAAACACCTTTGAAAGGTCAGTGAAGACTGGTCGGCCAGTTGCGGCGCGCACCGATGATGATTGCGCCCAGAACGCACGCGGCGCCCAAGACAATGCCGACCGCAAATGCGGTCCAGAAGGCGTCCGGCATCTTTGAAACGATCAGCATCGCCGAGACGGTACATGCCAGCGCCGCCAGGATAACTCCCGCAATCAGGGTCAGCGTGATCACCTCGCCAGCTGCGGCTTTGTCAGGCGGGGGGGAAAAAGAGCGCTCGTTGGTCATCTCAGGCAGCCCGCTCGTCCACAGAGCCACCGTCTTTTTGACGTGACGCGGAGCCCTTCTTCAGGCTAGCATTAGCGTCACTGTTGTGACCCCGTGGGTGATATCCCGGAAACAACCGGCTGATCGGTTCGCCGAGCGCATCGGCAATGGCTTTCGCGCCCTTGTAGTTGCGCCGTGCGATCCCGTGGCGGCAGACGCTGGCCTCATAGCCGTTGTCTTCTGCGATGCCCGACAGCGACATGCCGCGCCGCTTCACTTCGGCCAGCACGTCGTAGCGATCGGGGGTCTTCGGAAAAGTTTCGGGAAGGAGGCTCTTGGTCATGATGGGTCCTTTGGATGCGGCTCTGGCAGGAACCGGGTTCGAGGGGTACGCAAATCACTTGGATGGCCGTCAGTGTGCAAACAATAATAGTCAGTGTCAACGATGAAACCAACGAAATGCAAACTTTACTGTTCGCCCTTGGGTGCGGATGTAAATTATTGTTTTCGAACAGTGGTTTGGCCGCGAATTGGGGTGTTATGAGATTGGTAAGCCATGTTAACTGATCATAGTTTTGATCGCGCGGGTTTTTCGGAGCGGCTCAAGCAGCTGCAAGGAGATATGAGCGAGCGAGCATTCGCCACTAAAGTTGGCATAAACCCCACGAGTGTCAGCAATTATTTGAATGGCCAAACACCAGGCGTGGACAAGGTGGTGGACATCGCGACAGCTTGCGGCGTGTCCGTATCTTGGCTGATTACCGGCGCAGATAGTCCACCGTCACAACTCCAATCAACGGCCATGCCGGAAGGCTTTCTGCCAGCCTCTGTGATGAAAGACTTCGCGCTGATCCCGCGTCTCGATATCCGCGCTTCGGCAGGCAATGGAAACCTCGCAATTGACGAGGAAGTAATTGATTTTCTTGCGTTTCAGGAAAGCTGGTTGCGCGGCAGGAACATCAACCCGAAATATGCGCGGGTGATGACAGCCAAGGGCGACAGCATGGAGCCGACCATCCGCGACGGCGACGTGCTCCTGGTCGATACGTCGATCGACCGCATCCGCGACAATTCACTTTACGTGCTGGTTTTTGGCGGCATGGTGTTTGTCAAACGCATCCACCAGCGCCTGACCGGCGCGGTTCTGCTCATCAGCGACAATACCCATTATCCGCCTGAGGAAGTCTCGGAAGCCAACGCGCCCGATCTCCACGTCGCCGGCCGCGTCGTCTGGTTCGGCCGCTCAATCTGA